TTGAGAGGCTTATTAAGTTATTCTTTTATCCGTAGCACTCGGTAGATTAGAATAAACTATATTGTAGTTAGCCTATATTTAAGTCGATACCACCTTGTGGTAGGTAGGTATCAATCAGAGCTTTTCGTACAAAATCGTTCCAAATGTCGATTTTTTCTCTATCTGACATATCAAATATACTAATTCCATATTTCTCTACCAACTTTGGAGTATGGTTTTGTTCGTGAGAATATACAAAAAAACCTTGACGCTTGTCAAAAGTTAAAAACATTCCATCGTAAAACTTTCCAGTATCTTTTAAATTGATAGGTGATGTCCTTTGTCCTTTTTGTCTTTTTCTTATTATTGTAGATTCTGCGTAGTCACCTAAACTGCGTAGTGGTCCACTTTTGCTCATACGAGCCTTGTATCTATTAAGCACGTAATTATCATCATTAACTATTTCATTCACTATCGGAATAAAATTATTATGTAATTTTTCTAATGATACTATGTAGTTTTCTAAACTATTCATTTTATTTAAAACCCCCTACTTATTAAATAGGCAGAGGGTTTGAATTTAAAGAAATATTAATTAAGCACTAACCGTAGCAGAGCCTAAAATGTCAGCTCTGTATAATACATCTTCTGAAACTATGATACTATAATTACCACTAATCAAATCAACAGTAACAACGTCTGACGTAGCTAATGCAGCAAGAGTTAAAGTATAATTTCCAGGTGTCGCCTCAGCTAATAAACTTGGAGTAACAGTAGAACCGTTAACTTGAACAAGGAAATCATCTACTAATAGACCCTCTACAACACTTGAGTTGTCAGATGATAATAATACCTCTACTTCGATAGTAGTATCAGCGTCAGCAGGAACTGCTGAAAACGCAATATTAACACCGTTAACAGTAGGTACGTCAGATGGAGTGAACCCTACTAAATCTCTCTCGATAATTCCGTAGTTTAAATCCCATTGTAACCTATCTAAGAATTGCATAGTAACAGATTTTGACTCAGCGTCACCACCTTGAACTTTTGTTTTTCTTATCTCAGCATTAATCTGACCTATCGTTAATCCGATATAATCACCATCAGCGTTTACTCCAAATAACCAACGACCAGAATCGTCAATTAAAATAGCACCTTTAGATTTGAATGATGTTAATTTAGATAATTGTCTATAAAACTCGTGTCCCTCTTCGAACATAAATTTATATTTAGGCAATCCTTGTAAATTCAACCTTTCGACTCCTGCGGCATTTGTACTGAATGTATCTTCTGACGACATATCCTCAAATGAACTTGCCTCAATCAAAGGTATAAGATTTCCGTTTTGCACCTCAGTTTGTAGAAATGCTAAAGTAAAATCAGTTTCTTTAGGAATAACATATCCCTTTTTAGTTAAAATAACGCTTAAAGGAGTTCCGAAAACTTGCAAACAACCAAGTTTACCAGTATTCGCAGTTGACCCACCGCAGTTATTAACTTTATCAATTATTGATATTAATGTACTCATTTTTTAATTTTTTTAAGATTAATTAAATAATCAAAACGCTCTTTAATATCTGTTTCGTAAGACTCACCAACCTTATAAGATTGACCAGCTATTTTAAAAGCAGATATTGCGTTTCCTTTATATATTGTTTTTTTCTTCTTTGCCATTAGTATAGTATTGGTTTTAAACATTGAACATCTCCATAGAATCTAATACTTATATCTAATTTAATAGCATCCCAATAGTCAATAGTTCCGTTTGCTTCACTATCAGCAGAATAATTAGGAAATTTAGTAATAGTCCATCCCTCATTCATTCTATCCGTAATATTCGATGTACTTAATCCGTAAATCAAATTCTCTGTCAAAGGGTTTAAAACTAAATCAAATGTCTTAATATATCTTTGGTCGTTAAACAATTCTTTCCTTACCTCCCTTGTAGCTATTATAAAAGTGCAATCTCTCACGACTCTTCTACCATCCCAAACCTCCGACTTATCACTATCTGGCAATAGCCAAATTAATGGATAAGACTCTTCGTTTTTTAAAGCTATGTATCTATTCAATTCCTTTTCATCTCCCCAATGGAACTTAGGTTTAGCACTTAAATTACCATTTAGTTGAATCTCTGGTATTGTATCAACAATAGCTCTAATTATATGTTCTACAATTCTCATATCCCTAAAGAATTATGATTATAGTAAAACATAAACTCGAAATCTGGATAAGCAGTTTCGTTTAATTCGTTAGACTCTGTTAAAAATCTTAATAAAGAAACATCTACGCCACCTGAACCGTACCAATCATAACCAATAGTACCAAATCCATTTACTACAATCACTGGGGAATTTACAGAAACACATCCTTGATATGATTCTATAAACTGATTGTAAGCCTTAATAAATTTAGGTGTTGCTGATTTGTTAGTAGCGTTCTTAGAGTCGTTTTTAACAACTCCAGTAGTAGCGTATGTTTCATTGTCATCTCTCAAGTATTCAGTAAAAATATAGAAAGCTATTACACTTTGTTTGTCAAACCCTTTTAAACCACTCCAACGCTTAACGTTTCCGTTAATGTTAGTGTAATTTGTACCGTTAACTAAATCTATCCACTTTTTTTCTGAGTTTTCTAAATCAAGTAACGCAACCTGTAATTTATCATAAAGGGTGACACCCAATGCGTTAAGCAATAATTGTCGCTCATACCTTGTAATAAAACTATCTAAATTAGTAATAACAGTTGGACTTCCTACTGGTTCAACAGATAAATCTTTGTTATTTGGAATAAATAAGTTTCCGTGTTCAAAATATGTAGTATCAATTATATTAGCCATTACTTTCTATTTTTTATCTTCCTTTTTGTTAGGACTTTTATTAGATTTTTTTTCTAATGCTTTCGCAACATCTGGACTAACTCTAACTTTTTTACCATTGAAAGTTATCTCAACAGTAGTCTTGTAGAAATTTCCGTTTTTACTTGCCATAATACTATGCTTTTGCTATGGCTGCTTTTGCAACTGCAAAATCTCCAGTAACAAACGCTCCATAATAGTTAGACTTAACTCTATGTACTAATCTTGCCTCAGCTAAGATAGTAACAAAGTTTTTAGTGAAATCATCATTTTCGTATCCAACATCAAATACAAGACCCTCTCTGAATCTAACACCTGATTTAGTGAAATCTCCTACTAAGAAATCTCCCTCAGTAATTCCAGTGTTTGAAACAATAGGAATACCTTTTACAACAGTATTAGAGTTTGTGCTGAAAGGTGGTAATATATAATGACCATCAGTAGCTTTTGCTAAATCCATAGCTGCCACGTCAGATGGGTGCATTAAAATATAATTCGGTTGGAATTGATTAATCATAACTTGGTTAATCGCAACTCTTAAAGCATCAGCGTTGTTAGGCGTTGAAACCTCGTTAGCTTGACCAGTAGCGAAAGTTCCTGCAGCAAAAGCTGTAGCGTTCTCTAAGATACCAGTTAAGTTTTGTCCTGTTCCATCTCCAGATAAAACCTGAGCATCAATAACCAATTTGATTTCTTCCGAAAGTTCTTGGTTAATTTCAGACTCGATTAAATCAACATCGTCTAACATCTCTTTTGAAACTTTAATAAAAGCAGTTACTTTGCGAACTGGCGCACTTGCAAGAGCTAAATCGAAATCAATTTGATTCTTTTTAACACCCTCCGCAGTCATACCTGCAGCACCATCTTTATTCGCTTGTTGAACCCACTCCCAAAGATTAGAAGATATTGTACCAACGTTAACCAACTCTAAAAGGAATGGTTGTCTTTGTACAATTCGAGTTATTCCACTCTCTCTTTCAGCTAAAGGAATTTGAGCTGCAGCAACAATATTGGTAGATACTAACATATCTCCTACTGCTTTAACAGTCATACGAATATTAGACTTACTATCGCCCTCTTTCATTGACTTTAGTGCATCTTTGTTTTCAATTAGTAAATTCTTTACCTGCTCTCTAAAAGATAGGTTTGAATCTCTATTTTGGTTAATCTGAGTTTTTAACCCCTCAATTAAACCAGCTTGGTCTTTTTGTGCGTCAACTAACGTTTTGTTAGTGTCCTCTAAATCTTTAACGGTTTTCTTTAACTCAACAGAGTTATCGTTAATCGCTTTCAAAATTTGTGGGTCAAGGCTTTTAAACCCATCACGCAACTTGTCATCAATTTTTGTACCTATTGAAGATTCAATCTTCGCTATAAGTGCATTAAATTCTTGTTCGTTCATTTTTACGAATTTTTAAAAATTAAAATTTGTTTTATTAATCATACTTACTATATCGAAAGTGCGTGATGCGGCTTTCTCGTTGTGAGTGTCTATACCATTTATTAACTCTAATATAGTCGGCTCACCTTTTATACTCATTGTTGGTGTTATAGGGTTGCTACCATTAGGTACTGCGCTACCCTCTATAACTTTTGCTTCGGTTACAATCCAAAAATAGCCTTGTTCCTCAGCATCTTTTCTATTTATAATCTGGTCGATATACTTATCAAAAAAATCTTTTTCTTTTTCAAAATCTTTATCATCAACTGCTAACTCCATTTTAACGTACCTCATTCCTACTGAGTGGTTGTCAACATATCCTTTTGAATATTGGTCGAACATATAAGGGTTTCTTGATTTTTTTACAGTAGAATCAAAAACTAACGCTTGTGTCGTTCCTTTAACATCAAACCCTAAATCTGATAAATTATAAGTTTTTACAGACGCTACCAAATCCTTACCACTTGAAATTATTTTATCGAACTCTTGCGACTTATGTTCTTGCAAGTGCATAATACGCTTATTCTCTTTTAGTGATTTTGTCCAAATTCCTGGCAAGTGAACGTCACCGTGTGAGTCTAAAATATTTGTAGTATTTATGACAGCTTTTACTTGAATCTCGTCTGGGTTATTAGGGTCGTAGTTATCAGCTTTAGATGTTTCTAAATTAAAAGGTGCTTTACTAAGAACAGGAGAAAACCCTAAACTATCAGCATATTTTATAGTGCTCTTTTTTTGAGTAATAAGAGTTTCTTTATTTTTAACTAAGAAACCAAACAGCTCTTTTTTTGTTTCAAAATTAGGTATTTCAAGTTTCATAATCTTACATTTTAAATTTTACTATAATCTCTGTTCTTTTTTTTATATCTATTTTACTCTTCAATAATTCAATCTCTTCTATGGTTTTTCCTGTTACATCTATCGGTTCTTTATTTAATCTATCGCAAATTAAACTAATTACTTGAATAAATGTTTTCTCCACGTTATTTTTTTATCAATCTATTATCTTTAACCATCTTCATTCTCTTCTCCTTGAGTTTCTTGATTTCTGCTTGTTTCTCCTCCTTGCGTGTTTGTTTCGTTTCCATTTTCAATAGTTTGAATTTCCTCTAATTTAATATTTTTATCAAAACCAGTCATTTCTAAAGCCAACTTCTCAGGAATACCAGTTTTTAACAAGTCATTTAATGCCTTTGCTTTTTTACTAATACCATCATAACGCTCTATTAAAATAAATTGCATAATTGGTAAATGCTCATAACTACCTACAATCTTAAAGTCCGTATCTTTTAATAATTGCTGTAACACCTCTATAAAAGAATTAAGTGTTGATTGCATCTCGTTTTGAACGTATGAAACCATAGATTCTTTAAAGTTATTGTAAGTAGTTTTTTTAGCCTCCAGAGAAATAATATCTTTAGGAATATGTAATGCCGTATAGATGATATTACCATCAACTTTTATAGATTCATCCAAACCTAAATCTCGTAAAGCAACGTGCATAGATTGGTAAGTAACACTTGCACTCGTTACAATTCCTCTTTTTCGATTCCAAGCTAAACCATAACCATTTTGTAGTAAATCCTCAGCTTGTTCCTTATCTTTACCAGCTAATGGAAAGTTATCGTTAGCACCTGTACTTAATATCTCTTTTCCGTTAGTTTTTAGGATAATATTCTTAGCAATTAGCGAATCCTGCGTATTTATAAGCGTTTGTCGTAAACCATCTAATCTTGAGCTTACCTCGTAAAAGTTCTTACTTAAACAATTCGGTAAATCGTAGAAAAATAATAAATCTTTAATTTTTATTTTAAGGTTTTCGCCATCCTTATCGTAAACTATCTCTTCATTCTGAACTGCTTTATCAGCTCTCGCAGATAAGATATGCGATTTGTAGTTTTTTGGATATTCTATTTTATCAGAATCAAGTATGTAAATAGAGTCTATATCCTCTTCTCTATTAAACCCAGCAGGTCTTTTTAAGTACCCGACAGCTTTACCTTGAGCAATCTGTAAAAATTGTAATGACTCTAAAAAGTCGTTTTGTGTTTGGTATAAATTAGGTTTGTCTAATAATTTTTTTAACCAATGGTCTTTTTGCTCTTCACCAGTATTTTTATTAACTATCTTCAACTCAGCTTGTGAGAATAGTTTTGAAACAAAAAGCATTGCTGGTGTTAATATAGGGTGGTTTTGAGCAATTTGTAGATTTGATGCTTTATCATAGTTAACCCAAGATGAACTTCGGTTTATGTATAAATGATTACCAGACTTATCTTTAGTCCAAGTTAAATTTCTTAATTTCTCCCAAATATTCCAAGCCATCAAAATAGTTTTGAGCTAAATTAAGAAAAAAAATGGTATGTTATAATTTATTTGCTAAAAATTTATATGTTTTAATTAAAGCATCGTTAGCCTCTTTGTTGTTATTCAGCCTTTTTTGCAGTCTTTTTGGCTTATTGTCGCCTATAACATACTCAATATAGAACTCGTTTTTTGCGATAATAACAACATACGCCTTTACACCGTTTCTAATACATTTACTTACGCTATCATCCATTTGAGAGTATTTTTTTGATTAAATCTTTAAATTCTTCTAAACTCCATACTAAATAGTAATTAACACCATTTTGTGTTACGATAGACTCCCAATATTTTTGATTATCAGATTGAGAACCACCAAAAACCTTTAATTCTAATGCGAAAAATCTACCTTTATATATGAAAAGTAAGTCAGCAACACCTGGAAATACACCCATCACTTTAAACTTACGAGCCTCACGACCTTTTCGATTCCCACCGTTTGGCACGTGAAAAAGTAATCCTCTTAATTTTGGGTATGTATTATGAAACCATAAATAACATTCTTGTTGGAGTCTATCTTCGCTCATATCTAAAATATCATTTTAAACATTTTAATTGTAAAGTATATAAACGAGCCTAACCCACCTATAAACGCTACAACCATTAATAATGCTAATATTCTCGCTTTAAATTCTTTTAAATTATCTTCTTCCATTTTATTTGTTTTTAAACAAGCCACCAATTAAGATGGCTTGAATTCAAAATATTACGACCAAATTATTAATTTAGTCTTAGAGGTCGGGTCAAGTGTGCCTCTGAACACTATCCTAATTGACTTGTTTTATATGGTTTACAATATCTTTTTTTCTTATCAACTCGTTTTTTTACTTCCTTTTTTACATTTAATTTTGTATCTTTACCTCTTACCCTCAAACCAAATTTAGCAAAAGTGCTATAAACCTTAGCTTTTTTAATCCCTAAAACAACAGATATAGATATTGGTGTTATATTACCGAAACAATCTAATATTTTCTTTTCTAATTCTGATGGGTTGATTAAATCTGCTTTTTTCATAATATAGTTATATGTTTTTC